AGCACATCCAACGCCCGCCATTGCGTTGTGTCGGTCATCGTCGATTCCTCCTCGTCGAGTAGTTGCCGGGTGATCGCCCGAAAGTCGTAGGCGATCGAGACCAGCGCCAGGTCGGCGGCCAGCGCCATGCCCTCCCGGGCGGTGCGGCCCCGCCCGTCGACGACGGCATCGAAAAACCCCTCGTCGGTCTGCATCGAGTCGGCCACCCGGTACATGGCATCGAGCAGATTCGTCACCGCGTGCAGCGGGTCACGTTTGATAGTGCTCACCCGGTCAGGTCCTTTCGTTCAGTACGTGCGCGGCCGCGAGCGCCAGCGCCGCGACCAGGTCGGGCAGTTGGTCGGGGTACGCGGTGCCGAACGCGTCGAACAGTTCCCCGGCCACGTCGAAATCCTTGCTCCCGGCGGCGGCGCACATGCGGCCCAGCGTGACCGCCAGCGGCGGCGCCTCGTCGACGGGCAGCACCGACGCGCCGTCGCGGATCCGGAAACTGACCAGCAGCCGGGGCAGACGTCGGCGAAGCTCGCGGGCCTGCCAGGTCACCGCCCCGGCCAGGGTGACCGCGGTGGTGCGGGCCAACCACCGCTGTTCGGCGACCAGCCGGGTACACAGTTCCCGCGCCAGCGGCGGATCCGTGCTGGCCTGTAGCAGGATCCGGGCGGTTTCGTTGACCACCGCCAGCACCGCCCACTGCGGCATCGCTCGCTCGCTCATGTGCGGTCCCTTTCGTCGACGTAGTCGCCCACCGGCAGACCGATCCGGCGGGCCAGCTGCACCAGCGCGTCGGGCACATCGGTGTCGTCGCTGCCGCCTTTGGGGTGGCCCAGAAACACCGCGGTGCCGTACAGCCGGATCCCGGGCCGGCCGGCCCGCTCGACTAGTTCGCTGGCGTACCGGTTGTAGGGCAGGTGCAGCAACAGCCCTTCTTCGTTGACGTAGGCGTGCCAGCCGCCGCCGCGCGGGGATAGCACCGCCTCGATGCAGCCGCCGACCAACTGCTGCATGTGCGGCAGGTCGGCCGGGACCGGCCACACCAGCGCCAGATCATGGGTGTCGATGACCAGGCCCCGCACGAGCACGCTCACGGTTCGCCCCAATCCGGATCGTCGGCCAGGTCCGGCGCCAGGTCGGCCGGCGGGGGTAGCCCGGCGTGGTCGTCGGGGTCCGGGCCGGTGATCGCCGAGCGGAGAAACGGGTTGGGTGTGACCGGATGTCGCCGGTTGCCCGGCGGGCCGATCTGCCCGGCCGGGCGCGCGTCGTTGGCCCGTCCCGTCCCGTCCCGTACGGGCGCGCTAGTCGATCCACCTGTGGTCGCATCGGTGATCGGGTCGGTGGTCGCATCTGTGCTCGATTCGGTGATCGGGTCGGTGCGCCGGGCGCGGGGCACCGGATCCGGTTCGCCCAGCAGCACCATGCCGGCCGCGGCCGGGGTGCGGGCCCCTTTGCGCGCGTTGCAACCCCGGCATGCCACGACCAGGTTCGCCACCCCGTTGGCCACCTGCGGGTCGACGTGGTCGAGCACACCGCCCACTGTGGAGCGCCGGTCGGCCCAGCGGACCGTGATGTCGCAATAGCGGCAGCGGTCGGCGTCGCGTTTGCGCACCTGCGCGCGTAGCTCGCGGTCCTTCAACTCGGCCGCCTTCGCGCGGGCCACGTCGGATTCTTCCCGGCTGGGGTTGGTCCGCAGGTAGTCGTGCACCGCGTAGTCGGCGGCGGTGTCGGGCCACAGCCGGTCTTTGAGGCATTCGCACACCGCGCCGCGCGGGTGGATCAGCGCGGTCCCGCCGCCGGGCGGGCCGGTCAGCATCTCTCGCCAGCGTCGCGACCGTACCCGCTGGCGCAGCACCAGCTCGGGCAGAAACCCGTCGGTCAGATGCCGGGCGCACCACAGCTTGACCCGGCACATCATCCCGAACACTTTGTCCACTTCGGACTCGTTGCGGCACACGTTGAGCAGCACCGGGTCGGTGTCGCACCCATCATCGAGTCGTAGCCACGACATAGAATCTCCTTGGTTGTCACCGCGCTGGGCGCCGGGCCTGTCTCACCCCGTCACAGGTCCGGCGCTCTGTTGTGTGGGCCAGCGGGTCAGCGGCCCGCGGGCGGCCCGGTACGCGCACGCCGCGTCGAGGTCGTCGGAGCGGATCCGCCGGCCCCGCCACGAACTGAGCCGGGCCAGCGCCGAGCGGGCCCGGCGGCGCCCGGCCCCGACCGGCGCGCCGACCTGGTCCAACGCTGCGACCAGCGCCAGCACCGCGTTGTGCGCGTTGACCAGCCGGATCCCGGCCACCCCGCGCAGCCGCGCGCCGGCGGCCATGTTGCAGGGCACGCACGCGGCCCGCAGGTTGGTCAACTCGTCGGACCCGCCCAACGCGCGGGCCACGATGTGATCGACGGTGATCGCCGGCCGGGCGCAGCGGTGCCCGTCGCGGGGCATCTGGCAGCTGTACCCGTCCCGGTCGAGCACCGCGGTCCGGATGATCCGCCAGGCCCGGGTTGACCCGGCCGGGCCTAACGCGCTGCTCACCGCCGGCGCCGCGGCTTGCTCGGCGGCGGGTCCGGTTCGGGTGGCCCGTCACCGGCCGCCGGTGTGTCCCCTCCGGCGGCCGGATCGGAGCCGTCGAACGCGGCGCGCACGTCACGCTCGAGGTCGAGCGGCAGCACCAGCTGCCCGGTGCGGCGTTCGAATTCGCGGGCCAGCAACCGCTCCAGGTCGGCCCGGTCGCCGGCGTCGCTGATCGCCTCGACCCGGCGGATCCGCAGCGTGGGCACCGTTCCGCCGGCGTCGACCAGCTGGGTCACCTTGACACAGTCGACCAGGGCGACCACGACCCGCACCGCGGCCGGGTCGGCGACCAAGTCGGGCACCAGCGCATACAGCCCGTTCGCGTCGCCGTCGGGTAGCCGGCCGGACAGGTAGGCCAGCGCGGTCACCAGATCACCCACGCGAACACGAGCAGCACCGCCGCGACGACGCCGGCGGCGAGCACGGTCAACCCGACCAGCAGCCCCAGCGCGAGCGCGGCGGCGCGCAGCTGGGCCCGCCGGTCGACCCGGTACCGGACCGGTTGGCAGCGCCGGGCCAGCATCGCCACCCGGGCCGGGTCGGCCAGGATGACCCGCGCGTCGCGGTAGGCCGCGTCGACCGGGTCGAGCAGGTCATGCAGCGGCGCGGTCGGCGCCGGCAGACGGTGTTTCATCGGCACACCTTCGACTTGTGTGTGGAAGGGGCCCGGGCCGGTTCCCCCTATCCCCCCGGAGAGGCGTCGCACCCCGGCCCGGGCCCGGCTTAGCGGTTGGCGCGTCGCCGCGACCGGAACGCATAGGCGTACGGGCAGCTGGCCGCGTGCGGGCGCCAGCGGCGGCCGCGGTGCTCGGCGATCGCCGACCCGGACAGGACCCGGGCCCGGCGCCCGCCGTCGGCGGGCACCATGATCACGTTGCCGTCCGGGTCGGGGGTCGGGTCGAGCGCCATGCGGTTGCCGGCCTCTGTGGTCGTCCACAGCACCACCGCGCCGCACGCTCGACACCGGGCGCTCATGCCCCGGCCCGGACCGTTCTGCGGCGACGCTGGGGGCCCGGCGCGGCCGGTTCGCCGGCGCCGCCGGATGACCAGAACGCGATCAGACCGCAGATTTGGTCGCCGGTCATGAACACCTTGCCGCGGGTGGCGGCGCCGGCGCGGGTGATGTACCGGGCGGGGATCTCCCCGGTGTTGACCATGCGCCGGATCGTCGACGGGTGCAGGTGCAGCCAGGGCGATGCCTGGTCATAGGTGTAGAGGGTGACGTGATCACCCGGGACGGGTCGGGGCGCCGCCGGCGCTAACTCACCGAGGGGGGGGGCATATCCATTCCCGCGCATATTCGCAGGTAGATCCCCTGCGAGTATGGCGGAAGTACGCCGATCTTCCATCAACGATGATCCTTCCCTACGGAACGTCACCATCCCCATGGTGTAACGCTCAGCTATGGGAACGCCACTGTACGACGACCGGTGACGCATGCGACGTCACGCATATGAGCGAAGCCGCGCATTCGCGCGCGACGCCGCGTATCCGCGCGCGTCCCGTGCTGTCCGGGCCGACGATTCACCCGTGCGAGTGATCCGACCCGCACACCTGCACCGACCAGCCGTCCACACCGGACGGTTGCAGCGCGTAGGTGTGGGCCGGGTCGAGGGTCAGCGCACCGGCGTCGGTGCGCACCGGCAGCGTGGCGGCCATCGACCCGGCCAGAGTGGCCAGCCGGCGCACATGGGCGTCGACCCAGCTGGGGCAGCTGGTCACCCATCCGGTGCCGTCGAAGGCGAGCCGGTAGGTCTCGCCGGGCAGCATCCAAAACGACCACATGCCGTCGTTGAGTAGCGGCCGGCCGGCCGGGCGAAACCATGCGGCCGGCCGGGTGCCGGGCCCGTCCGGCTCGAGGATCTCGGCGTACTCGGTGACCAGGTCAACCACGGTGATCGATGCCGTCATGTCGTCGCCTCCGCGTGCTCGTATTCGATCTCGTGCCGGTCCCCGGGCAGCACGAACAGGGTCAGCCGGACCGGGATCCCGGCCGGGTCGAAACTGCGCCGCACCACTTCGGCCACCGCCACCCCGCGCGGGATGGCCAGCGTCGCTGACTCCTCCGGGGTCGGCGCGCGCGAGCACAGCCGGTCCACCGTGCGGGCCCACGGTCGGCCCAGCGCCGCGAAGATCGCATAGACGCCGGGCTGCACGTCGGCCGGCAGTTCCACATCGGAGCCGGCCACGATCGAGCGCGGGTAGAACGAGTCGGCGATCGAGTACGGGGCGCCGTCGACGAAACGCAGCCGGCGCCGGATCGAAACCGGCTCGCGCGCCGCCAGCGCCAGCCACCGGGCCACCGCGTCGCTGGCGTACCCGATCTCTGTGGTGATCTGCTCGCTCGGGGTGAACCCCTGGGCCAGCACCGACCGCGACCAGGTGTCCGACGGGCCATCGGCGCGACCCTGGTTGCGTTCGGGTTGGGAGGCGATCCACACCAGCGCGGTCCCCTGCCGCACCTGATGCCCGCGACCCTGCCGCGAGATGACCAGCCCTTCCCGGACCAGCACGTCAATTGCGCGCCGCACCGTGCCGCGGGAGACGTTTTGCTCCCGCATCAGGGTCGATTCCGTGGGCAGGTACGACCCGGGGCTCAGCTGCCCGGACCGGATGCCCGCCCGCAGCCGGTTGGCCAGCGTTGTATAGACAAGTTCATCCATGCCGACCCCGACCCTAGATCCACAGTTGTCTGTACAATATAGACAACTATCGGGGTCGTTGTCTACGGTCGCCGGCATGGTCCCCCTGCTGGTCGCCGCGTTCGGTTTGGCGCTGCTGTTCGGGTTTTTCACCGGATGGGCCTCGCGCGCCCAGACTCACTTTTGCCCGGGTTGCGGGCGCACGCTGCGCTGTGCCGAGTGCGGTCACATCATGGGTGGCCGGGCGCACGCCCGTCGGCGCGGGACGGCGCGGCGGTGATGCGCCCCGGTGCCCCCGGCCGGCTGCTGGCCCGGCCGGGGGCACCACCGCTCACGCCGCGGGCCGGGCCGCTTCGAGGCGGGTCAACAGCGCGTGCGCGGCGTCGGCGACCAGGATCCGGCCGGCGTCGTCGGTGTCGACATAGACGGCCAGGGTCAGCCGGGTGTCGGAGTGCCCGGCGCCGGCGGCCAGGGCCTGGTCGGGCACCTGAGCGAGATGCAGCTGGGTCAGGTTGGTCCGGCGCAGCCCGTGCGCGGTGATGTGCCGCGACAGGCCCAACGCCCGGGCCGCGGACAGCATCGGGGTCCACCGGGTGTCCCGGTACGCCCGGTACTGCCAGGCCCCGCCGGCCGGGTCCGGGAACAGCAGCCCGGCCGGGTTGGCCGCGGCGGCGGCCCAACGCGCATCGAGCATCGGCCGCAGCACCGCCGGCGCGATCATCGTGCGGCCGCCGGCCCGGGACTTGGCGCCGGGCGAGAGCACCCACACCCCGCCGCGGCGGCGCAGCACGGTCAGCACCGTGATCTTTCCGGTGGCCGGGTCGTAGCCGTCGCGGCACAGCCCGAACGTCTCCCCCCAGCGCCACCCGGTGCCCAGGATGAACGCGACCGCGTCGCCGAAAGCCGGATCGACTTTGGTCGCCGCCGCCAGCACCGCGGCCATATCCGAGTCGGTGTGCAGCCGGGTCCGTACCGGGGTCGCCGCGGCCGGTTTCTTCACCGCCTCTAGCGGGTTATCGAGAGGCAGATCCGCGCCGGGGTCGCGGCGACCTTTCCGGGCGACCATGTCGAAGGTCGGGCGTAGCAGCCCGACCATCACCCGGGCCACGGTCGCCCCCGACAGCGGCTTACCCCCGCGACCGCCGCCGGCCACCATCGCGTTACGCCACTTTTTGAAGTCGTTCTCGTCCGGGCTGGTCCGGGTCACCGCCATTGCCCCCAGGTCGGAATGGTCGATGTAGTTGGCCAGATAGGCCCGATACGAATTGACGGTGTTCTCACTCGCCCCGACCGTGTCGATGTAGCGCTCGCACCATTGGGCCACGGTCAGCACCGGCGCGGCCGCCGGGACCGGCGCCGGGGCGGCCGGGTAGCGGCGGTCGGCGATCTCGGCGAACCCGGCCGCCCGCAGCGTCGCCTCGGTTGGCATGCGCTTGCCGGCCGCCTCGACCAGGTGGGCGAACCGGCGCGCAGCGGGTAGATCGGCGAAGACCTCGACCATGAATGCGCCGTCGCGGGTACCGCCGTCGCGCCAGCGCGGCCGGTATCGCAGGGTGCCGTCGGCCAGGGTGCGAGTCTCGATGTTGATCACGTTGGGGCCTCTCGTCCGGGGGTGGGGTTGCCACGCTAGCCGGATCGGTGAGCCCCGGCGTGCGCCCCGGCGTGCTCCCCGATCGAGAGGTATCGCTTGCTTATCGCTTGCTTAGTGGCCGGATCCCTTGTGGGGCAAGGGATCCGGGTCGAGCCGCCTCCGAGAATCGAACTCGGGACCTACGCATTACGAGAAGGCCACAATTTGGGCGCTGACCTGCGGAAACGGACATCGGGGCATGGTCGGCCCGATCGTTAGGGCGCACCGACGATCATCGGTGCCGGGTTTCGCGTGATTCCGATCGGCCCGTGCGCCCCGGGGCGCACCGGGGATCACCGATTAGGTGCGCTTGTGTAGGGTCAGCGCTCCCCACGCGCCGGATGCGTCCTGACCGATCTGTGGCCCGGATGTGGAGAAGTTCTCGGCGAACACCGCGGGGATGATCTTCTGGCCGGCGGTGAGTCGCAGGATGTCGGAGACCATGACCGTCCACCCGTACCCGGGCAGCACGGTGGAGGGGTACTGCACCGTCTCGGCCTGCAACACCGTGACCGCGTTGATCTGCAGCCGGACCCGCCGGCAACCGGCCGCCATGCCGCCGGAATGGGCGAGAAAGCATTTGAACAAGACGTCGTATTTCCCGGTGACGGGGACGGTCAGTTCTTTGGTTCCGGCGGTGTAGACCCATCCCCCATCGTTGTCGAGCAGCGCGGTGCCCCAGTTGGCCCATACCGCATTGGCCAGGTTCACCGCCGACCCGGCGTTGTGAATCAGCCGGCAAAACGGCTGGTCAATGACCGCCTCGACCCGGTCGGCGAGCGCCTTGATTTGGGTGGCGCCGTCGGGCACATCGGTGCTCGAGGGGTAGGGAAACGCGAACTTCGGTGTGGTCCCGCCCATGGTCGATCATCCTTTCTGCCAGGCCAGCTGCAACGCACCGGATTGGCCGTTCTCGGCGAGGCTGGCCAGCACCACATACGGATCCGCGGTGGCGGTGTAGATCCCCAACCCGCGGGCGGTCCCGGCCGCTATCTGCGCCGCCCAGGCCAGCGGCACCGGGCGCCACCCGGCCGCCCCGACGACCATGCTGGCGATCGACTGCGGGCCGGCCACGATCGCCGGCGGGGCGCCCGGCCGAGTCGAGGCATTGTGCAGGTAGAGCCGGATCTGTTGGGCCGCGTTGAACCCGCCGGCGCGGCGGTCGATGAACACGTTCGCGGCGGTGATGGTCGCCCCGGCCAGGGTGCCGGCCGGGGCGGTGCCGTAGAACCAGGCACCCTGGTTGATCCCCGTCCCGGACCAGTCCCCGGATAGCACCTGGGAGCGGTCGGTGCGCCACGCGCCGCCGCGGTATGTGCCGGCGGTCTGCGCTGGGAACGTGATCGTCCCGGTGGTCGGCGCCGGCGGCGGCGCCGGCGGCGGTACCGGGGCGGTGGCGGTGGCCAGGCGACCCAGCGCGTACGCCTTGCCCAGGTTGGTCGTGGCGACCAGGGCGACGTCGCCGACGGCCGGGGCGGTGTACTCATTGGCCCGGGGGATGGTGACCAGCACCCCGCCCAGGTTGACCGTGACGGTGATCGACGAGGGGACCGCGGTGACGATCGCGGTGGCCAGCTGGGCGCCCCGGTCGGGCTGGGCCAGCACGGTGGCTAGGTCAACCGGCATTCTCATCACCTGCCCGGGTCGGGGCGGTCGGGGCGATCCGCACGTCATAGCTGGCCGTACCCGGACCCAGCGGCAGCTCGGCGCGCACCACCCGGCCGACCACATTGATGCGCGGGGTGATGATCCGGGCCACGGTGGTGCCCGGTTCGATGGCCGGGTTCGGCACCGCGGTCACGGTCAGGGTGTAGTCCCGCCCCGACAGGTAGGTGGCTAGCCGGGTCTGTGCGGCCGCGGTGGCCTGGGCCGGGGTGGTGATGACCGGGGATGGGAAGAACGCCGGCACACGGCCGAATGGGCCGTCCCAGCGGGTCGGGCTGTTCGGGTTGGTGTCGTACGCGGTGGCGGCGACCGGGGCCTGGTCGGTCGTGGCGGCGCCGGAGGCGACGACGGCGTTGTAGACCCCGTCGCGGGAGTAGGTCAGCCGGATCCCGACCAGGCCACCGTCGGGCCCGCCGTGCCAGGTGACGTCCGGGGCGCCGGCCACCGCCAGCGCGCGGACGGTGAACGCGCCGCCGCGGTCGATGTAGACCTTCACCCCGGCGGCGGCGGCCAGCGCGGCGACCGCGTCGATGCGCGATTCGGTGTAGGTCACGTCGGCCGGCACCGCCGGGTCGGGCAGCCCGGCCGGCCACTGCGCCAGCGGGAGCAGCCCGGTCACGAGCCGGCGGATCTCCGACAGGCAGGTGGCGCCGGCGGCCGGCTGTTCCGGGGCCAGAAACCGGGCGTCGGCTATGGCGGCCATCCGGTCGACCGCGTCGACGTCGATGGTGGCCCCGCCGGAGACCCACTGCCCGCTGACGTGGTCGCGTCGGAACCGTTCGCTGATCTCGACCTGTTGGACCCGCAACCAGCCCAGCGAGACAAGCTCGAGCGCGCCGGCCGGGCGCGGGGCCAACCCTTGGCGCAACTGCACCTGTTGGCCGTAGACACTTAGCCCGGCCGCGCTGGCGGCCGCCGGGACCAGCGCCCCGGACGGGTCGGCCACGGTGAACGTGGCCCGGGTGCGTTGGATCGCATCATCATCGATGGTGATTTTCCCGGCGGTCACCGGCAGGTTCGCCGCCACCAGCACCCCGGCGTACCAAAGATCGGCCTGGGTGACTATCTGGTGGGAAAGATTGACCGCCGCGGCGAACCCGGGCGTGACCGGTTGCATCTCAGCCGCCCGGGTCGGGGTTGCGGACCAGTTCCAACCAGCTGGGTTTGGTGGCGACCACCGCCGCCCAGGTCGGGTACAGGTCGACCACGTCGGCCCAGCTGTTGTACGCGACCACCCCGCCGGCCGGCGCCGGCGCGACCGGGGTCAGCGGCACCTGCCAAAACCGGTCCTGATCGGTGGGTACCCCGACCACATGCGGGTTCTCCACCACCTCGCCGGTGGCGAAGTAGCCGCCGCGCCAGCGCCACGCGGCGTCGGTGCGGACCAGGATCACCGGCAGGTCAGTCAGCAGCAGCAGCGCGGCCGCCTGGGCGGCGGCGCGGGTCAACACCGTCATGGTCGAGGTCGGTTGCCGGCGCGGCCCGGTCAGCACCACCGCCACGTCGGATGTGACCGGCCACAGCGTCTCGTCGTCGCGCCCGTGGGTGCGTTGCGGCCATTCGGCCAGCTGCCACACCATCGCGGTGCCGGGGTCGGTCGGGTCCTGTACCCACGGGCAGCCGGTCACCGCGAGCGTGACCGGCGCCGAGCTCGGCGAGCTCGGCGAGGCTTCCCCGGCGGCGCTGTATCCGATCGCGGCGTAGGTGACGGCCACCCCGAACGGTGCTTCGTAATCGACGACCAGCACCGGGCCGGACACCGGGACCCGGTCCCCGCCGCGCACGATGCTCGAGCCGGTCGGGTCGGTGCGCCACAGCGTGATCGTGGCGTTGTCGCCGGCCGGGGTGATGGTCACCTCGACCCGCGGGCACGGGTTGGCGGTGGTCCGGGCCACCGCGACGGGCGCGGCCGGGGCGGTGGTCACGGTCGCCTCGCCACGATCCGGCGGGCAAGGGTGTCCTGCTCTTCGACCACGATCGAGCGGACCATGTCCCGCAACACATCACCGTCGAGATGGATGTGGAACACCGGCGCCCAGCCCGACCCGGCGGCGCCGGCCGGCGCGGCCGCCACGGTGCGGGTGGCACCGACCCCCCGCACGGTCGGCGCCGGCGCCGGCGCCCGGGCGGCGCTGCCGGTGACCTTCCCGACCACACTGGATAGCCACGACGGAACTTTGATCTTGTCAAGCGCCGATTTGATGTTGTCGATCGCGGTGCGGAACGGGCCGAACACATGCGCGTCGATCCAATCCCACGCGGCTTTGAGGCTGGTTTTTAGGTCGGCCCACGCGGCTTTGGCCCGGTCGCGCATCGCCTCGGCCGCCTGCCAGATCATCCGGTACCCGGCCAACCACCGGTCGATCACGTTGGTTTTGATCCACACCCATACCGTCATGATCGCGGCTTGCATCACCTTCCATGCGGCGACGATCCGGTCTTTCATGAACACCGCGCCGGTCCACAGTAGACGGTAGTAGGCGATGATCAGTGCGAAGATCGGTTTGAGCACGCTCCACATGAACTGGGCCCACGCCGAAACGACAGCGAAGGTGGTCTGAACGATGGTGCGGAACGTGGTCGATTTCTTGTAGGCCAGCACCAGCAGCGCGACCAGCCCGGCCACCGCGAGCGTGATCCCGATGACCGCAAGCACGATCGGGTTCGCGGCCAGGATCGTCATCGACACGTTGACCAGCAGCACCGCCACCGCCACCGCGCCCAGCGCCACGGCCAGAAATTGCACCGCCCCGGCATGGGTCTGGGCCCAGTTGCCCACCTTGGCCAGGATGTTGGCCAGCGAGGTCAACGCCGGCAGCAGCGCCGTACCGACCGACTCTTTTGTCTCGTCGAACGCGAGCACCATGCGCCGGTACTTGCCGGCCGCGGTTTCGGCGGCGGTCGCCGCCTGCCCCTGCGTCTTGCGGGCCACCTCGGCCATGATCTTGCCCATGTCGCCGGACTTGAGGGTGGCCTTAGAGATACCGATGCCCAGCTTGCCCAGCGCCCCAGTCTGTCCACTGTAGCCTTTGGCGATCGCGGCGCTGACCGTCTCCAGATCCTTCCCGGTGGCGGCCGAGACATCCATTGCGATCTTCAATGCGTCTTGTGACTTGGACACGTCACCGGTGGCCCGGGCCAGGGTGGCCAGCGCCGGGCGCAGCTGGTCGTCGGCGACGCCGGTCGCCATAGCCGTCTTGGCGATCCAGTCTTCGGTCGCGGCGACCTGGGCGCTGGTCGCGTGGGCGGTGTTCTGCAACGACTTGGCCAACGTGGCCTGGGCCGCGGCATCCTCGGCGCCGGCCTTGGCCATCAAACCCAGCGCGCCGACCACGGCCAGCGCCGGCACCGCGGCCGACTTCACCCCGGAGGCGAACTTGCCGGCCGACTCGGAGGACCTTTTCATGGTCGAGGCGGCCTGTGACGCATCGGCGAGAATCTTGATGACCAGGGTCGTTGCCGGCATCTAGTCCTCCCGGTCGAGCAGCACCAGCGCGGTGGCCAGCGCCGCGTCAGCCTCGCGCCGCCAGTAGAGCGGGGCGATGCCCGACGCGAGCGCCAACGCGATGATCATGCGTTCTCGGCTTCCGGCCGGGTAGGGTCCACCGTCTCATCCTCCTTTGAGGACACCTCGAGGGTGTTGGCTTCGAACTCGGCCAGCGTGCACGCCGGGATGGCTCCGGTGCGGGTCAACACCTTCCAGGCCAGGAAGGTCAGCCACACAAACGGCGCGTCTTCGGTCTTGGGCCAGTTGTGCCGGGCCCGTTCCCGGTCCCACGCACACAGGTCGGGGTTGAGCGCCCAGACGTCGTGTTCGGTCCCGTCGGCGGTGACCACCCGGATGTGCGGGGTGGACAGCTTCGGTTGGCTCACCTATCACACTCCGTGAATGTTGGCCAGGATCGCGTCGACGCGGTCCTGATAGAAGACGGTCCATTGCGGTTCAGTGGCCTGGGCCGCCTCGACAATGAACGGCTGGGCCTCGATGTTGCGGGCCGGCCAGCCGAACTCGACCGGCGCGGCGTAGGGCACGGCGTTGTTGCCGGCCCGGATCAGCGCCGCGGTGCGGGTCGCGCCCGGGCGTACGGATGTGGCTAGCCGGCCGGTGCGCCGCGGCGCGCGCCGGGTCGCCTCCGGCGCCACCTGGGCGGCGGTGGCCCGGTTGGTGGCGGTCAGATCGGCCAGGTCCAGCCCGGCGCGGCGCATCGTGGCGCGTAGCTGGGCCGCACCTTGCACCTGCACCACCGGCTCCGCCATCGAGTCGCCTTACGGCGCGTCGTCTAGCACGGGTTCGCCGACACAATCCCAGCTGAAATCGCTGGTCATGTTCTTGCCCATGTCGTCGCCGCCGACCTGCAACGGATCGACCTGCACCGTTCCGGTGACCTGCTTGCCGGCGGCGGTGTTGGGGATGAACGTGAATGGCTGGGCGGTGCCTTTGTTGGTCCAGGACCACTCGACCACGCTGGCGGCCGCGCCGAGATCCTGCACCACCGTGCCCTCGAGTTTGGCGGTGTAGGTGGTCCCGCCGGCCAGCGTCTCGTCGCACAGGGTCAGGACGTCGTCTTCCTTGTCCTTGTCCCACACCACTTTCGCCGCCGACAGCTGGCAGGAGAAATCCGTGGGTGTCGCTACCGCGCCGAGCACCAGCGTGCCCGGTCCCAACTTGGTTGCCGTACCGGCCATCGCGGTACCCCTTCCTCACATGGTGATCTGAAATTGCAGCGCGGGTATCGCCGAGTCCGACTCGGCCACCGCGATCTGCACCGGGCCCACCCGGGTGACCTGCCCCAGCGGCCACAGCGCGGCGGTCAGGTCGGGCAGCAGCGCGTCGCCGGCGCCGACCCAGACGTCGGCCATCGGCGCCGGCAACGCGACCAGGACGTCCCAATCGGTTTCGACCAGACCGCACGGGTTGACCGGCCGGGTGACCCGCCACACCGGCCACCCGTCGTAGGCACCGATGACGTCGGGTTGGGTGGGCGCGCCGGTGACGTGCACCGGCGCGCCGGCCACCGTCGAATCGATGCTGATCGCGGTCGCGATCGCGTCGCGCATCTGGGTCTGGGTCATCATCCGAACACGAACTTTCGCCACGGACCCTCGAGCCGCGCAATCTCGGCATCCCAGCTGGCCAACCGGGCCGGGCCGTATTCGTCATCGCCGGAACGGAACCCGAGCGGGATCCCGCGGGCGGCGACCGCCCGGGCGCACCGGCGGTAGATGGTGGCCACCAGCGGCGCCGGCAGCTGCCCGGCGGCGGCCAGGTCGGCCGGGATGCGGCACTCATCTTGCTGGTTGCCGATCTCGGCCCACCGGATCACCTCGAGGTCATGATCGGAGATCGCGGCGACGGTCACCTTCAACCAGTTCCGCACCTCGACCAGGGTGGGTGGCGGGCCGGCCGGGACGGTCACCGGCCCGCTCACGCGTACACCTCCGCGCGCACCACGCTTAGCCGCCCGTCGTACAGCCGTAGCCGCTGCCCGGCCATCACCGGCACCACTTCACCCGGGTCGACCTGCACCGGGTCGGCGTCGTCGACGACCAGCCAACCGGTTGCGGTGGCCGGGTAGACCATGGTGGCGCCGGCCGGGCCGACGTCGATGCGCCAGGTGGGCCCCGACGGATCCGTGCCCGCGCCGGCGGGCGCGGGGGTCGCTGACACGGATCCGACTAAGGGACCACGACCGGCGGGGTGACCTTGCAGTAGGCATTGGCCTCGAGCATCCCGTAGGCGCAATACCCGCCGTAGGCCACCTCGACGCCCAGGATCGCGGGTTCTACGGCGCTGAGCAGCCCGATGGTCTCCTCATAGAACTCATAGAGCTTGCTCGATCCGAGCACGATCGTGGCGTCGGGCAGGGTGGGAACCACGATGCGGGGCACGTTGAGCACGTCACCGGAGAACGATGCCAGCTCCGACGTGCCCAGGTTCCCGGCCGCATTCGCTGAGGCGACCATGCGGGCCACGTCGACGATCGCGCCGACCTGGGCCCACATGTCCAGGCTGACCCACATCCGGTCCGGCAGGCGACCCATGGGTGTCGCGCCGGCGGCCGCGCCGCCGCGGTAGCACTTGACCGCGGCCAGGTACAGCGCCGCCGCCCAGCCCTTCAGATCATCGGTGGCGCACGCTTCGGTTTGCAGTACCGCGGCGGCGAACGCGGCCGCGGCGGCCGCCTCGGTTTCGGCGCCGTAGACGTCGGCGAGATCCTGCACCAGCGCATCCCACGCGCTGGGGCTGGTCCAGTCGATGTCTTGCCTCGAGATATTGACCGTCCCGCCATAGGTGCCCTTCGTGAATGGCACCTGGGCGATGGTCATCTTGCGGGACGGCAGTTGGGTCTTCTCCCCCACCTGCGGGCCCACGTCGACGTGCTGGGTCACCTTCGGCCGGCTAAACGTCACCCCAGCGATGCCGCCCATGGGCCGGGCCCCGATCGAGGTCACGAACGGTCGGGATGCGTCGATGGTGTTGACCACCGGGCCGATGATCGGTTCGGGCAGCAGGCCCGGCGTGTCGGCGGTGGTCTGGTTGGCCACCGCGGCGCGTTGCAGCCGGGCCGCCGCGTCCGGGTTGGGAACCCGGTCGGAGGCGTTCAGAGCCCAGGGCACGCCGGCGGCGCGCAGCGTGTCGACGATGAACGCGCCGGCGCTGGCGTAGGCGTAGGTGCCGGCCTCGCCCAGCGGCCGCGCTTCGGTGCGGGCCCCGCCGGCCGGGGCGCCGATGCGGGCGGCACCGGCCGACGCGGTCGCGCGCAACTGTTCGAACTCCTCGAGCGGCTTGATCTGCTCGTCGAGTTGCCGGATCCGGTCCCGGGCGGTGGACAGGTTGGCCTTCTCGGCGTCGACCAGGTCCCGGCCGTCGGCGTCGACCCGGGCCAACAGCTGGTCGACGAAGGTGATCTGTTCGGCCCGCTGCTCCTGCAACCGGGCCAGCACGGCGTTCTCAGCCATCGATGACTCCCCACGTAGCGATTCGCGATTGCGACCGGGTCGAACGTGGGTGTCGTGCGTGGGCGTCGCGTGGGGTTTCCCCCCGGCGCGGGCCCGGCGCAGCCCCGGCGGATCGGGCGATCTTCAGCTGATCGTAGATCGCCACGCCTGCCATTCGGCCAGGCCCGGCCGGTACGGCGTGGTGCGCCGCGGCCGGCGGGTCGACTCGGCCGAACGCACCAGCGTGATCTCGGCGGTGGCGAACGCCGGCGTGCTCAACACCGACGTCTCGACCAATCGGGCCTCGACCCGGTGGACCTTGTCCAGGGTGGACACGTCGGCCGGGTCCCACGTCTCGTCTTCGGCCATCTCCCAGCGCGAGAGCACCGGTTGATATCCGACCGACAGGTAGGGCAGGTGACCGTCGGCGGCCAGCTGGGCGGCGCGTTGGGCCTCGATGCTGCCGTCGAGACGCCACACCCCGTGCAGCCCGTCGGCCTCGGACTTCCACTCACTCGAGGATCCGATCGGCCAGGTCAGATCATCATGGAAGATCAGCAGCGGCAGCGACGCGGCCGCCTCTTTGATCGACTTGTCGAACAGCCCGGCGTCGAACGTCTCCATGAACCACAGCCGGTTGGCCCACTCCCCGTACGGGGCGGCCCGGCCGGCCAGCATCGTGAACCCGGGTGTGGTCTCCACCTGGGCCAGTTGCAGCGCGGTGGCAAAGATCCGACCTTCCCGGCCGCCACCGCGCACCGTCTGCACGCTTCGCATGGATCTAGATCCCTTCCGTGGGTGCTGGCGCCGGCGCCGGCGCGGGTTCGCTCAGGGTGCCCAGCGTCGGGACGGGCGCCAACCCGGTATAGACGCGGGCCTCTTCCACCGTCCACAGCCGGGCCGCGGTGGCGGCCGCCGCGGTGGCCACCATGGTCTGCATGTCGTCGCGCAGCAACACCGCCCGGTCGAAACGGACCCGCCGCCCGCGGGGAAGCCACGCGATCGACCAGACGTCTTCGAAGTCGGTCAGCACACCCTCGAGCGAAACGCGAACCAGGTTCGTGTACATCGACCCGGGTGAGCGGTAGGTCATCGACCCGGCCGGCGCGCCCAACCAGTACCCGTCGAGATTGAACGCGTTCGCGATATCCAGCAGGGTCAGCCGGCGGGCCTCTTCCAGCTGGGCATCGGTGGGCGACCAGGCCAGCGGGATCACCTGGGTCCCGGCCGGCAGGATGGCCGGTTCCCGGCCGGGCCCGACGAACTTGTTTAGCCAGTCCGCTTTCGCGGTGCTCGCTTCGGTCTCACCCAACCGCGGGTTTGGGGTGATGATCGCGACCGATGGCACCGCGCCGGAGCGCAGCGCGTCACGTTCGTACTGTTCCTCGAGCGCGGCCCGGTCGAAGGTGGCTAGGTGCTGTTCGACCACCCCGACGCCGCGGGCCGGGCACCACCGGTCGGCGCCGCGCCGGATGTGGATCACGTCGGCGGCGGGCAGCTCGATCCCGTCGACCAGATAGGACGGCTGGTCGTAGCGGCGGCGCGGGCAGGCGATCGAGACCCACGCGGTCGGGACCCAGGTGACCGCGGCCGGCCAGCCGGTCACGTCGCGGGCGGTGACCAGCTGCACCGCGTTGCCGTTCCACAGGTAGTCCTCGACATTGACCTGCATGAACCACGACCGGGGCGCGTTCGGGTCGGGCTGCTCGAGCAGCCGCGGCCGCGGCGTCTGCGGATCGATGCCCTTGATGTCATCGAGCGGGGCCTGTTTGATCAGTCCGGAGTAGACCGCGCTGGCCCGGGCCACCGCCGGCAGCCGCAACGCGGTGGCGGTGTCCCACACCATCGGCGCGCCCGCCACCGGTTCCCAGGGCCACACCACCCGGTTGAACGGCTGGGTGATCATCGGGCCGCCGCGGCCCGGCATCGGCGTGGTCACCGGGTCACCGCACTCTGAACGGGGCCACGGGCGGGGCATGATCGTAGACCCATAGCGCCACTGTAGAGGCGATCACCGCGGCGACCGGGGAGGCGGCGGCCAACCGGTCCCAGCACCACCGGCCGCCGCCGATGTTGCGCCGCGGCACCACCGCCACCGCCGCGTCGAGTGCCGGGTGTGGCCGGGCGGCCAGCTGCCCGGCCACGATGTGGGCCAGAAACCGGGCGCACGCGGCGGCGAACGCTTCGGTGCCGGTTTGGGCCAGCGGATCCACCCCGGCCAGGATGGCCGCGTCGGCCGCGTCGGCGGCCGGTCCGTACCGGTCGTTGCCGACGGCGCGGGGCAGGTAGAGCGCGACCAGGTCGACCAGGTGCGGCACCAGCGCCGGGCCAGGGCACACGTCGACGATCTCGACGTGCGCGCGGCCCAGCTGCCCCGGCCCGGGCGGCGGGTCCCGCCACGCGGCCGCGATGACCGCCTGTTCGGCGTCGAGGTCCACATCGAACCCCAGCGCGAACCCGCCCGGCGGTGGCAGCGGGGTCACCGTGTCTGGCGTCGCCGCCCACAACAGTGCCGGGATGACCCGCACCGCGGCGCCGGTCCACCGCCCGCCGTAGGCCCGGGCGAACTCGTCGGCTTTCATCGTGGCGGCCGCCTGCACCAGCGCGGCCGGGCGCAGCGTGAACCCGTAGCCGGGATGGGCCAGCGCCACCGCCGCAAGGTCGGTCGGGTCGACATCATCGCCGATACCGAACTCGAAGTACGCCACCGTGTCGCGCCGGCCCGCCTCGGCGACGGCTCGGCCGGCGTCGCGAAGCTGGGCCAACCAGCGGCTTTTCCCGGTGCCGGCCGCGCTGACCACGAACAGCTGCCCGGGCACGGTGGTGAACCCGGGCACGATCGCCTGCACCAGCGCATCCCCGCGGGCCTGGTCGAAGGCCCAACCCTCGTCCACTGTGGCCAGGTGGATCGTCTTGCCGTGTAGCGCATCCTCGACCGGGGCGAAGATCCGGTAGGTGGATCCGGTGGGGAAGGTGACCGTCTCCGAACCGTTGGACTCGCGGACCTTTGTCAGCGGCGGCCGCAACGCCGATCGGCGGATCCGCTTAACCAACTTCATGAATTCGTCGCGGGCATCCTCGCGCCGCTGGGCGGTGTACCAAACGCCGCGGTCGGTGCCGGTGATGGCCCGGTGCACCCCGGTCGAGGCGACCAGCGACGTCTTGCCGGCCTGGCGTTGCACCAGCACGATGACGGTGGAGTAGGCCCACTCCCCGGTGACCGGATCCACCTCGAGCGCGACGTCGCCGACCATGTGCTGCCAGGGCATGAACGTCCACCCCAGCGCCCGGCCGAGTCGGGCCACGACCGGGCCGAACGTGGGCCGGTCAAGACTGCGCGGGGTCGCCCACCGGGGCGGGGCTGGGCGCGCCGGCGGCGGCAGGTTCGGCGAGGGATGCGAAGAACTCGGCCACAGCGTCACGGTCCACCCCTCGCGACGCGCGATCGAGGCGCAGCCTGATCAGCGTCTCGCGCAATTCCCCGGCCACCCGGGCGGTGGCCCACACATCACGGGCCGCCTCGGCGGTGTCGATGGCCCGGGCCAACGCCCGGGCCAACGTCACCAACGCCACATCGATGCCCTCGAGGTCACCGGACATCTGCGCGATCCGCACCGCCTTATTCAGCGCCGATTCGACCCGGCCGCGCCGGCCGGCCGGCAGCGCGAACAGCGCATCATCGCGGACTCGGCGCGGCATCGCCCTAGCGCCGCGGTTGGAAGGGTTGGTCCTGCGTCGGGTCCCAACCGGCCTCCAACAGCTCGCGGGCCCGGCCGGCGTACAGGCTGATCAGCTGGTCGGCGCCGCGGCGGATCCGGCCGCGCATGTCTTCGCTCAGATTCGGGTGGCGCCAGGCCAGCTGCAACGTGGAGATCATCACCCATGCGGTGAACGGGCCGACCAGCAGCGGCGCGCGCGCCCCGTCGCGTTCGGCTTGCCCCAGCGCGGTGACCACCTCGACATCACTCGCGCCGGGCGGGGCCTCGGGGAACGTCTTGGGTAGCCGGGCGCTGGTGAAGTCGTGGCAGTTGGGGCAGTAGCCGGCGCGCACGTCCATCGGGTGCGCGCTGGTCATTCCGCAGATCGGGCAGGTGATCGTCAGCGGCGCCGCGATCGTCGCCCCCGTCGATTCCAATGTGGAGTGATCTTCGTTCGTTTTCATCGATTCTCTTCGCTTTCTTCGCGGTTCTCGTCCGGGGTAGGGGGTATCGGGGGGAGAGAGGGACACGGCGCGGGGTGTCCGGGCCGATCTGCGCCCAAAAAAGGGGCAGTCAGCGCCGGTGGGTCGGTGCGTCGATGAGCGCGTCGACGACCTGCAACAGCAGCGCCACCCCGGGGAAGGTGGTCTCCCAGGACACTTCCAGGTGCTCGGGCAGCCGCCCGTCGGTGCCGGCGTAGTCGGCGCTGACCCGCACCGCCGGATGGGTGATGGGCCGGATCACCGCGTCGCTGTCCAGACTCGACAGCAGCCGGGTCATGCCGGGTCGGCCGGGGTGGTCGAGGCGGTCGCCGCGGCGGGTAGCCCCATCGCGGTCATGATGGCGCCGACGTTGGCCGCGAGGGTGTCCAGCTGGGCTTGCATGCCGGCCAGCTTGCGGGTGTTGTCCATTGTGTATCCCAACGCGGTTTTGGCCTGCCAGGTGGGGTTGTTCGGGTCGTAGCTGGTCACCCAGTCGATGTCCCAAACCCGTTGGGCGATCGCGGTGATGTCGTCGGTGGACAGCATGGCCTCTCCATTCAGGACACTGAGCAGCCCGTCGAGGGCGTCGGTGTCGTCGCAATACCGGGTGAAGATCGATAGATGTTCGTGCCACAGGTGGCTATCGTCGCGGGACCCGTCGAACCGGAACGGTTCGGTTTCGCTGTCATGGATGTAACAGGTCACCGTGTGGCAGTCGAGGGTGCCGATGAAGGAGCGGATGCAGCCCAGCCGCGGGTCGCCGGCGCGGGCCGCGTCGACCAGCAACCCGGTGCGGATCATCATCTGTTCATCGGACATGGTTAGGTCGATGCCGCGGGCCTTGTCCCGCGGGTCGGTCAGGTCGGCGCTGCACCGGGTCGAGTACTCCCCGGGCCAACTGTTCTGGTTGGCGGCGACGGTGTTGTGATAGCCGGATTTGTTGGCGTAGATACCGCCCAGCTTGACCCCGGGGATGATCTGGCAGCAGTCCAACCAGAACTGCCACAGCGCGTCGGTGATCCGGTCAGGGTTGGGATTGGCACTCATGCAGCACCTCCCGCGGATCGTCGGCGGCGCGCAGCCGCGCGAACGCCTCGCGGGTCAGGGTCCAGACCTGCCCGCTGGCGTCGTCGCGCACCTGCGTCTGTTCGGCGCTGAGGCCCACCACCGAGACGAGCGTGCCGCAGG